CTCCTCTGATGTATTGACAATGAACTCAATGCCACCAATATCCTTGGTGTTATTGTATCGCTCACCATTTATTGGCTTCACGATAAAATCAAATGGGGACTGCATTAGTAGTTTATATTGTATTCAATTGCAACAGGCATAGTGTAGTTGAACTCCTTCCAGAGAACTACCTCCTGCTTCTCGTTGATAATATAAATTCTAATGGCCCCTGTGTCTATGGTAAACTTAATGAGATGAATCTCATGGCTATCACCAAGTACCTTCTGCCCTACGATGTAGTGCATGGAGCTACCCTTATAGTCTGGTCCTACTGATATTTTTCTTATGTCCATTAGATTAAATTTTATTAAAGCTACTACCAGACTACTCCAGCAGTATCAGTTCCTGTAATTCTGTATATCTTTCCTACTGCCAATCCTCCTGCTTTTGCTGCTGTGTTGTTAGCATAGACAGGCACAGATGGTAAAGGCATAGCTAGGATGCTACCTACAGTAAAGTTTTTAGTCTTGTTGCTGTCCTCAGCATCAGTACCAATAAGTTTATCGTTGTATGATACGCTTCCATCTACAGCGTATGAGCTAATGTTTGACATAATTATTCAGCAGTTATAGGTTGAGGATCTGGAGGCACTGGTGGTACATAGTCACCTGTGATAGTTAGGTTCAGCTGTGCTGCAACCCAATCATAGGCATAATCATTTGTCTGCCATGCTTGATAGTCCTCTCCAGTCATAGTCAAGTTGCCTTGAGCAAGTTGCTGTTGAGCATCACTCAATAGAGAATAGTAAAATGTTCCTGAGGTACTTAGATTGTCATTAATGCAATATGCATTTAGAATAGTTGCCTCTAGTACTTGTCCATTGTCCCAAATTTGGACGCTTTCAATTTGTTTCATTTTTTTGTTGTTTATAATTATTTAATCATTTCCGATGTCCCCGTATTCTTGCTCATTAGGTAATATTATTTATTTCTTTAATTTAATTTTAAATATTTCCATTGCACATTTACAGTAACTCCTGAGCCATTTAGAACTTGAACAGCTCCACCTGATACTCTCATTACTAATCCCGCAGAAGAAGTATAACCTTGCATTACAACAGCTGAACTATTAACTACAACAGTTGCAGTAGTACAATAATCTGCCCCATTACCTGGTGAAAAAGCATACACTAAATAACTTGCATACTCCCCAACAGATGGGGAAAATATTGTAGTCCAAGTATTAAAAGGATTACTGACTGAACCACCTGTTGTTGTTGCTTGCGATACTCTTATACTTCCATTAACGTCTAGCTTATATCCTGCATCAGTTGTCGTTCCAATCAGCACGTTTCCGTTTGTATTGATTAGCATAGAAGATGATGGCGCAGAATTAGGAGCAGATGTTAAAAACCTAATAGCGCCACCACCTGTTGCGTCACCACAAGATGTAATGTCAAAAACTCTTGTGTATGCATTTGATGAAGGAAAATTTTGTGCTTGGTAAAAATTTGTTATACCCCTATCTTGATTAGAACTATAAGACACAAATGATGAATTGTTCCCAGTGTTTGGATACTGAATTTGACCGCCTGAGGTAATTCGCATTCGTTCGGAGCCATTGGTAAAAAAAACTGTACTTGATGCGGTTGAATTATTTATAAATAAATCATTTACAATATATCCAATATAACCAAGCCTAGTTCCGCTTTGAGTATAATCAATAACATTTGTTCCAGAATCTGTTCTGTTAATAGTTAGCCACGCACCTGTTCCAGTTCCTTCAATTTGTAACCTACTTGCTGGCGAACTCGTCCCGATCCCAACGTTGCCGCCATTTGTTATAGTAACTAACTCAGAAGTTCCACGATAAAATCTATAACCACCACCGTTAATGCTTCCTGTTTGAAACCAAATATCGTAGTTACCATTTCTTATTGCACTAAGACCAATGCCAAAATTGTTAATAGTACTAACCCCATTTAAAGCATATACTGTTCCATTTGTTAAAGTATTATCATTTGTAGGGTCAGTTATTGTATTATTTGCAATTACTTGATTTAAAACAAATAATCTACCACTAACGTTCAACCTCGCTCCGTTATCCGTTGTCGTGCCGACAAGTAGGTTGCCGCCTGATGCAATAACAACATCTGCACTATTTCCTGAACCACTTAGGACTAACCCACTTTCAGCTCTTACTGCAAATTTTCCATTATGTCCTGTAATAATACCTTGTGCTCCACCTACAAAACCTACTGTTGTTGCTGACTCAGTCCATCTTGCGTGAGACGAACCTGCTGCTGCGGTTATTTGTAAACGATTGCTTGGGTTTGGAATTCCAATACCTAAATTACCACTCGCATCCAATGTCATTGCTTGGGTAAATGTAATCGCATTACCAGCCGTTCCACTTGGGGCATTAAACCATTGGTGCTGACCTGATTGCTGATTGTAAAGAGTTGCAAAATTGCTAATCTTATAAGAAGCAGTACCGCCACTCCAAGAAATGTTTGACCCGTTTAAATTTTGATTTGGTCCGCTATATATTGAAGCACCTCCGTTCGCAAGTTCAAACAAAACATAACCACTTAATCCACCAGCGCTAGGTGTAACTCCTAAGCCAAGGTTTCCGCCTGTGCTTATTATCAGTCTAGTTGCTGAATTTACAACGTCTACAATTGAATAACTACCGTCTCCAGCGTTATATCTAGTATACCATTTTAGGCCGTTATTTTCAGAAAATGCAAGCGTTGAATTTGAGCCACTTGCAGAGTTAATTTGTAGATTTAATAATGGCGAACTTGTACCGATGCCAACGTTGCCTCCGTTAAAATAACTATTTCCACTTGCTAAAATTTGAGTAGTTAATGATCCTGAATGTAATAGATTTATAAGACCTGTATTTGAACCAGTCCAAGAAAGTTGCACCGCATTTACACCACTAGCCAATAATGTTAAAGTATCTCGAAATGCACTACTGCCAGCAACGTCTAGCTTAAATCCAGCGTCTGTGGTTGTGCCTACAAGTAGGTTGCCGCCAGCAGTAAGTTGCATTCTTGTAGACCAAGATGTTCCGTTAAAACTCCACCAATCTAATCCAAAAGACGCGTTTATTTGTTGTAATATCCACCTAGTTTGGGTCGAATTTGCTAAAGCTAAAAATGAGCCACCTCCTACTGTATCACTTGAACTAGTAGATATTACAAATCCATCTCCTGTATTTTGAGTTAGTCTTGTACCTGAATCTTGTAAAATACTATTTCCAATCGTTGTACTACCTGTAAACTTTGGCAAATAATTAGTCGTTCCAGTTCCTGTTACTGGGTTAGTTAAAGCTCCTTGTGCGCCAATATCTGTTAAGACCTGAGCCGGAGTTCTACGTCTAATTGTATTGCTGACATCAATTGTAGCAAAGTCACCAGTTGCATTTGTTGCAGTGACAGTTAGGTTAGACCTTATTATAGCAGCACCATTTACATCTAGTCGTAAGCCTGAGTCTGTTGTCGTTCCAATTAGGAAGTTTCCAGTTGAGGTTAAAGTAACTTGCGTACTAACTCCGCCAGCCGCTAGTCTTAACTCAGAACCGCTGGTAAATATCTCCAAAGGAAGGTTTGAACTTTCAATTCTATTGACAGAACCTCCAAGATTTGGAGTTAATAAAATTGATTGCCCTCCTGTATTTAAAAACAACCTTTTAGTAATGTTTACCTCGTTAGTATTATCAGCAATTGAGCTGTCACCAATCGTACTAGTACCTGTGAATTTTGGCACCACATTAGTAGTCCCTGTTCCAGTTACAGGATTCGTTAAAGCATTCTGTTTGTTGTTAAATGTGTTCCAATCGGTTGATGATAGGAATCCATTTGTAGATCCGCTTGCTTGAGTAATACCTACATCACCACCACTCGCAATAAACAAAGGAGCATTGAAAGTAATTGCAGGCATTTTTGCGTTAAACGTAGACCAATCCGAAGCACTTAATGCACCTCTATTAACAGCACTTGCCGTTGGTAGGTTAAAGGTATGCGTATCAACTGAACTTACAATATTGAAGTCAGTTCCACTTGTTCCTGTAGTAAGGTATTGAACCTGCTTAGTAATCCCATTAAGCGCAGTTAATCCTGTAGTAAATGTTGTAATAACCTGACACAGGTGACTATTCTCAGTATGCAAGGTTATTGTTCTGCCTGCATTGGTAACATATATTCTAATAGCAAGCCTATCAGTAGCAGCCAATACAGTCTCAGGAACACCTAGTGTTGAGAAGTAAGGATTAATTGTAGTCCCTAAAGATATTAGCTCAGGGTTTGTAGAATTGCTCGCAATCAAAGTAAATGTAGTGCCATTATACTTGTACAACTCTACATAGAATGTTGGACTACCTCCACCTGATGAAGCAGAGAAATAAAACTCAAGGTTCCAGTTACCTCCAGGAATTAGTAGTAAATCAGGATCATTAGCATCAGTAATAAACTGAGCAATGTATCCATTTGTATTAATATTAAAGTCAGTACCTGCTCCAAATATTGGAACCTTATTCATCTCATAATAAGTATTCCCAACAAATGTCCCTTGATTTACTGAACCATTTAGGTAGTAAGATACAGAGGCTCCTCCGCCTCCGCCTCCACCTGGAAAGTCTCCAAGAGTACCATCACCTCTAACATACTGCGCTGCTGTACCTGCACCTACAACAGTAAGTGTACCAGCACTTGTAACAGGGCTATTCGATACAGTAAATGCAGATGGCATACTAAGACCTACTGAAGTAACTGTACCAACACTCCAACTTCTATCTGCACTTAAATCATACGCAGTGCCATTAATAGTAAGCTGTCTTGTAGTAGGAACAGCTCCAATATCACTTAATAACTGAGCACCTGTTCTGTACTTAATAAGGCCACCATCAGATACAATGAATCTGTCAGTGTCAGTAGTAGCATTTACAATGCTGTTCACATACAGGTTGCCACTAATCTCAAGCTTGTACCCATTGTCTACTACACCAGCACCAAGTATTGTGTTGCCATTGGAAAACACTCTAGACACCTGTGTACCACCAATAGATTGAACTACAACGCCATCAGTATAACTATGGACAGTTGACCTCGGAGAACCGAAGTTGTTCATCTGAATTGAGTACGTGTACGAAGTCAATCCGATGTTTGTAAAGTTTACAGTACCACCAGTTGCGCTATTATATTGGAAGTTAAACGTATCAGGACCATAAGACAATGGGCTATCAACTAGTGATGTAGCCCCACTCCACATTGGCAAAGTGAAAATTGTACCAGTCCCTGTTACAGGATTAGTTAATGCGTTCTGCTTATTGTTAAATGTATTCCAGTCAGTGCTAGATAGATATCCATCTGAGCTTGCTCCTGCCTGCGTAATGCCTATCGTTCCAGACCCTGTAATAGTACCACCTGTCAATGGACCACTAGTCCCTACACTTGTTACAGTCCCTACGTTCCACGTTCTATTCGCAGACAAGTCAAATGTTGTCCCATTAATAGTAAGGGTAGTGGTATTTGAAGCACCATCAGTAATGCCGTAGCCTGCTAGGGTAGTAGGCGTACCTGTAATCTTACCCCATGCAAGTGAACTAATCCAAGTAGGGTTAGAATAAGTCTGGTCTGTACGTACATCACCTACAGTCCATGATCTATTAGCAGTTAAGTCAAATGTTGTACCATTGATGGTAAGCGTTCTTGTTGCTGGAGGTGCTCCGACATCGCTGAACGTAAGCACAACAGCACCGGTGTATCCGTTAACGCTGACAACTGCATCTGTATTGTCTACCTTCTCCCAGATTGAACCATTGAATATAGCCCAGTCTCCTAGTTTCCAGTCAGTAATACCATTTAAGTTAGTATTTCCAGGAACACTTACTACATAGTAGTATCCCTTTGTACCTACTGAACTAGTAAGAGTAGGTGTGTTGGTAGCAGCATTCCATGTACCCTGGTAAGTAACCCCACCAGCAAGACCATTTATCTGGTTCTGTACCTTACCAAATGCAGTAAGGATACTGTCTGTATCAGTAAGAGTTCCACCAGTGATATTCAAACCAGTAAGAATTTTACTGATTACAGCCAAATTACTTAATGTAACAGTAGCATTACCAGGTCCAACAGCAGTGGCCTCACCACTTAACTGAGTGATGTAGTTACCTTGAGCCTGATACTGAGGAATGTTAAGAGTCTTACCAATATAAGTTGCAGCTCCACTTGTTCCTAAAGTTGTTAATGTATCAATGGTATTTAAATTCCAAGATCTATTAGCACTTAGGTCGTAAGTTACAGAGTTGATGGTAAGAGTTCTGGCAGCAGGTACATATACTGTAGAGTCAAGCGTACCATTAGCCTTTAAAAATTGAGAGGATAATCCTCCCGGAACAATAAATGCAGAGGATGTAATATTAAAAGCACCTAAGTTTACATTGCCAATTGCACCAACGTATGGAACAAATTGATCCCCAACTATATCAATTATAGAACCTATTGAAAAGTTCTTGGTAATGTTTAAATCTTCTACATCAGTTCCAATTAGAATATCACTGATAGTAGGATCTGATAGTATTGGGTATGAACTTATCTTTGCCATTATTCGAATTTTATTTTAAGTCATCGATATCGGACTTAATCTCTTTGGCTCTGCTCAGCAAACGCTTAAGCATATTCCATATATCGATGTTATAAGCTTCCTCTATGTTTTCCTTAACTGATACTAGCTCTATAAATATAAGAACTATAGCGCACATTTTGGTAAACATAAACTCAATACCCCACCATAAAATTACAAACTCATTCAATAAATACTTGTCCATAAGGAAAAGTAAAAGAACTGTAACCTCATATAGAAACATCTTACTAATGATAGTAGATAACTTTCTACTTCTAATACTTTTCAAACCGTGAAGTTTAATTGACTTGAATATTCCTGTAAAGGTATCAAGAGTAATAGCCATAGCAACGGCAACAAGAAGTCCATGTATTGGAACAAAAAATAAAAGTATAGAGGCGAAAAGATATTGTAGATATTTCATCTTCCCTGTCCTTTATAAGATTTCTTATAAAGTTTGCTCCCCTTATTGCTGCTGGTAGAATTCTTAGCAGCTAAGCCTTTCTTCTTGTGCTTCTTCTTGTAGATGCTACTTACTATTACCTTTGCCATGTTAGATGCTGATAATAATTCCGATTACCATAGTGCTACAATGTTTAATGCTGTTGTAGTAGATGCAAAAACTCTAACTACTTGTACAGGAATAAAGGTTCCATTTGGTACATTCTGAAATGTAATGTCATCTCCTCCTGCTGTTAGCACTCGAAGAATTCCTCCAGTACCAACGTATAGTACACAGCCATTATTTCCTGATCCATTTTCAGTAGATACACTTGGAATGTCAACAGTATCACTCTTAGTTACTTCTGCTGCTCTTGATGCTTGTAATTTTTGATATGCCATGATCTTATTAATTAATCTTCGTTATATGGAAATGATTTGTTTAGTGCATCACGTCTTTTTGCACAACCACAATCTTTACCTGCTGCTTTAGCTACAGTCTCAACTACCTTTTTAATTCCAGTAGCTGTAGTTACTTTCTCAATAGTATCTCCTAGTCCTTTACTTTTCATATTCTTTATAAGAAAGAATGGCACCAACCAATTAAGACTGATGCCGTTCTTACTGTTTTTAGATGAATAATTTATTCAACCTCTTCAGCAGATTGTTCAGCCTCAATGCTTTCAACCCATCCTGCTAAGAACTTAAAGTTCTCAATACCTTCACTTGAGAAAGTAAACTGATAAAACTCAAAAGTCTCATCAAGTAATGCTTTCATATCTCTAGACATACCCTTAATACCTTCTTTGGTAAAGTTGTAGTCACCATTCTCTTTCAAATTCAAAATACCTTTAGAATCTGTATGAGCATGATCGAGACGAATATCTTCTCTCTTTTCATTGTACGCATCAAAAAGAGGTTTGATTTTTTCTACAATCTTTTTGATTTTTGATTCTGCCTTACTGCCTTTCTCAGTAGGGATTACGTTTAACGCTCTTACTAACTCTAGCAATTCAGCGTTTGTCTTTGTTACTTTCTGTGCCATTTGATTTAAATTTTAATGATGAACAAATATAGTTAAACTTTAGAAATTCTTTTACCCATTCCAACTTTACTCTTCTCTAATTTTTTTGCAGCAAGTTTTGCCGGACTTATTTCACTCTTAGTCTTTGGTGTTTCTGATGATATTCTCTTGGTGGGTCGGCAATATTCATTACGACCACCAGCACCACAAGCTTTACCAGTCTTGGTGTCCTTCCACTTCTCCTTCTCCCAACGTTTTAGGCTTGTACCCTTCTCAGACTTAGTCACATTGCCAGATGCCTTCCTGCACTTAGCAATAGCCTGAGATGCCCTAGCAGAAGGGAACACATCATACGATGCCTTTACCTTTTTGTAGCAAGCGTCTTTCATTTTCTTCTATTCATTCTAGTAGACAAACGAGAAAACTTTCTTTCAGCCCTACCTCCTGTCAAGTACTTACCTTTTTCTCCCTTAACAAAGTTACCTGACATAGTACCATCCTCATTTTTCTTTAATGAAGCACTTCGATACTTACCCTTATCACCCTTAACTATATTCTGAGTGACCATCTTGGTGTCTCCTGTATCTATATTGAATGTAGCAATAGAAGAAAATTTTCCATCTTTATTAGTACTTCTCCTATAAGTGTTTACGGAAATAGGCTTTTTCATTAGTACTTACCTCTCTTGCTCTTAGGTGATGATTTGGTAGATCCTCCTGGACCTGCCCATAAGTTCTTACATGCCCAGTATTTAGCAGACAATTTATCTGTAGCACTGTCGCATTTATGACGAGCCTTAAATGAAGACCGTGCCGCTGCTGAATAGTTATGACCATACCCCTCGGCACCAAAGTGAATTAGTTTTTCTTGTCCATTAGCACAAGCCTTAACCATTCTCTTCTTGCCAGGTCTGTCAGAAGCAACGACACGATTACATTTCATCTTTGACTTCTCAGCCATGATTATTTATTTTTTAGCTCTAAGTCTAGCATTATAAGCTCGAGCAGCAGGCTTAGCTTCTTTCTCAAGTTTTCTTACTTTGATACGTTTATCAAACTTATCAAGTGCAGAAAGACCTTCTCTTACAGAAGATTTTTCAACACCTGAATTAACAGGCGTTGCCTTCTCAACTGCTTTACGTGAAGCGTTAATCAACTTGTCTTTAGCCTTGTTTACTTTATCAACAGCCTTAGCTATTTTAGGAGCAGTCTTAGCTTGCATTTCTTTTTTCTTGAAATAAACATCAGGACCATCGGTACTTGCAATTCCATATTTGCCAACCAATTTTGATACTTTACCTTTTGCTTTATCTACTTTCTTCTCGGCTCTAGCGACTCTGCCGCCCGGACCAATTCCTTTACCTGTTGCCATGATTATTTCTTCTTGTTGTAACGATCTGTAATTTTTTGAGCTTTTTTTTCAAACTTTGTATAAGATTTATCAAATGCGGACATAGGATTAGATGACCTTATGGTCTTCTTTATCATTTTGTCAGATGCCTTATCAATCTTCTTAGCAGCTCTAGCTTCTCTTCTATCAGAAGATTTACCTGAGCCACCACCGCTCATTTTATTTTTTAGCATGACATTCCTTTTCTTCCCATCTTTTTAATAGGAGCTTTTTTAAATGTAGTTTTCTTACCTGCTTTTGGGGTTTTTGGTCCTTTTAGGACTCCGGCCTTGGGCATACCCATTGCCATTTTCTGATCTCCTTTCATTTTGTTTTTGGTTTGGTTGCTGTTTTAACTCTTTGAGTGCAAGGTTGCATATTGTTGTTGTTTAAATGTAATACCTTTGTTTACAAATGTAATAATAAAAATGAAATCAAATAAAAGAGACTATCTGAAATTCTGGAAAGTAATCCGTGAATACTTTAAAGTAAGGCACAATCTAAGTCAAGCAGATCTAGATATGCTGCTGTACCTATACTCAGAACGCTACTTTAACATCACTACATTTAGGCAATATGAAAAAATATTTGCCTGGGATAAAAGAAGATTCTACAGACTTAAGGATGAAGGATGGATTGAACTGTTTGCAAGTAGACAAAAGGGTAGACCTGCTATGAGATCTAAAGCACTATACTGCCTTTCCTATAAAGCAAAGCGAATGATTAACTCAATCTATAAAAAATTAGAGGGAGAAGAAATTCCTGAGACAATGTGTAACAATCCTATGTTCAAAAAGAACGTAAGTTTTTCAGACAAGGTCTATAAGAATATGATTATTACTATGAATCAGGAATTAAAAGAGAATAGACTCACAGGACAAGAACTACGTCACGTTCCTGAATAATTACGCAGTGCTCATCATTAATGATCATGACATAACTATTTGCCTTGTCGTAGTAAATCTCATCTCCAGCCTTAATATTTTGAACATCTGTTCCTGAATTAATTACTACTCCACGCTTGTACCTTAACTGATTGGTATCCTCTCCAGATAGAATTAATCCTGAAGAAGTCTTTACTTCCTCATCAATAGATTTGATTACAATGTTTTTGCCTATTGCTTTCATAAATAATTTTTTACAAAGATAGGAGTTCCTTCTCCAAAGTAAGCATCTAGTATTTCAAAATCATAAAATTTTACAGCCTCATCATAAGTCATCCCATCAATTACAAGGATATCAATTACCTTATCCATGTCATAAACTAATCTTCTTCCTACTTCATCAAATCCTATTATTGCATCATCAAATCCATAAGCAATATAGAACTTCTCCTCAGGATAGTCAATCATAATCTGTTCGACTATAGTCATGTAAACGCTAAGAATAGGATGGTAGAAACAACAACTCCAAATACAAACCCCAATAGAAGTCCATCTATAAAGTTTCGATAATCTCTTTCATTTAGTGCCATAAGATTATTTTTTTTATGTGAACAATATAATGATTTTGTTTTGGAAATAAAAAAAAATGGTAACTTTATGGACAACAAATAAGCTTCTGATGAATCTAAAAAAGGTTAACAGAAATGTTCACGTACTAGAACTTGATAAAGAAGAAACAAAGTTAGCACTACTATCAGATATACACTGGGACAATCCAAAATGTGATAGAGAAAAACTAAGGGATCATCTAGACTACTGTAAAAAACAAGATATCCCTATCTTTATCAACGGAGATTTCCTATGCCTCATGCAAGGGAAATATGATCCAAGAAGAAATAAGAAGGATATCCTTCCTGAACATAATAAGTCTAACTATATTGATGCAGTCATTGAAGATGCTGTAGATTGGTGGTCCCCATACGCTCATCTTCTAACAGTAATTGGATATGGTAACCATGAGACTGCAATCATTAAGAACTTAGAGACCGACCCTCTACAAAGGTTCGTTGATTTGCTAAACTATACCAACAAGACAAGCGTTTACACTGGTGGATATGGGGGATGGTTAGTAATTAAATATCATCTAGGTAATAATACCTACATGTCAAAAAATTTAAAGTACTTTCATGGATCAGGTGGTGGAGGAATAGTTACAAAAGGAGCTATTAACTTGACCAGAGCCTTAGAAATGTATGAGAACATGGACATCTTTGTCATGGGTCACATACATGAGAACTCTAGCCGTAACGATGTTCGTGATACTATTCATTTTAATCCTGGAAAGCATGTTCATGAAATAGTTCACAAGCAAATTCACCTAGCAATAACCGGAAGTTATAAAGAGGAATATGGTGATGGCTTTGGGGGATGGCATGTTGAACGTGGTGCTCCAATAAAACCTACAGGTGGAAGGATACTTAATCTATCTGGCAAGGAAACACACAGAAAAGATATAAGATCCTACGAGTTATTAGTAGATAGTTGCAAGTTCCCACTATGAAAGCAGTTCTAGAATTTGATTTGCCTGAAGATAATAAAGACTTCCAAGCAGCTATTAACGGAAGCAACTATAAAAGTGCTATTTGGGACTTTGACCAACTACTTCGTTCTGAAATGAAGTACAAAGAATTATCTGATGAGACCTATCAGGCTTATAAATGGTGTCGTGAGGAGTTAAGAAAAATATTAGCAGAAGATAATTTATTTATAGAGCAATAATGAGACAATTATTAGATGACGAGCGAATCAAAATAGCCACCCTATCTTTTTTAGCTGGCTTAATACTTGCATTTATTATCTACCCTAAGCCTGAAAAAGAGACAATTTATAAGTTTGAAACCGTGACAAAAACAGACACTTTGATATTAGAGGTAAAAGACACGGTATATATCCCAAAAAACAAAATAAAAACTCAGGTTCTTAGGGATACAATCCTAATTAATAACAAGCCTACTATTAAAGCCTTCAGCACGACAACTCCTTTCGAGTATGGCAACACCTATGTAAGTGGAGAAGTCCTTGGAGAGGTACTTAAAATAAGCGTTACAAACGATTTTAAAATACCTACAGTAACTAACACAGTTACCAACACAAAAACTGAGACGATTGTTAAAAAGCCTAAGGGATTTTACCTAGGTGTAGGAGTAAATTCACTACTCCAACCTAACGCGTCAGCCTCATACCTGGACAATAAGTACTTATTCCAGTACCAGTACCAGCCATTGCAGCGTATTCACCAGATTGGAGTAGCTAAAAAACTATTTTAAACTCTTTAACATCTCAATCATTTTAGGATGAGGGTAGATATCAATCTTATCTCTCCTAACTGAGTTGTGAGTAAAGACACCTGACTCTCCTCTAAGAGCTCTTGGTGTAATATCCCAGATATCTTCGAAGTAATCTAGTGGAATGTTATACCTTTTGTTCCATAGCAATAGCAATTGCCTTACAGATTCTATCTGAGCATCGGTATAACTATGAAAATAAGTAAACCCTTTGTATGGTTTGTCTAGTTTTATAATCCCATCAGTCATTTCTCTTCCAACATAGTTATAAAACTTCCCATTTGACTCTCTCAAATTACCCCAGTTGCATATCTCAATGCCTATACTGGTCTTATCTAATTGTTGAAAAGGAATTTTACGACTGCTAAATGTAGTTTTTTGCAAACCTAAGTGGTATGCCCAGAACTTTGAGCTAAATCCTTGAACAATCTGACCATCTATACAGCCCTTACCAATACCTGATATGGAAACACAGGTAGCAACTCTCTCAGTATTAGATGCCCACCAACCAAATGTACCCACACCATTAGGACTTCCTGCTGTATGGTGAAGATATATCTGCTTCTTAGGATGTTCTTCAGCTATGTATTGAGTAGCAGGGAACTGAACTTGAAGTATGTTCATATAGTATGTTAAATTTTAAGTTTCTATTCGGTAAATATCCGATTTATTTACTAATTTTTAGCAGCACTAGGTACCCAATCAGGTCATTCACCACATCCTCATCGTCCTTCTCAAGGCTACCGTTCTTGATTCGCTTAAGCTTATCATCAATGCGGATCAGTAGTCCTTCTTTTGCGGACAACTGACTGAATACACCTAGTGGCTCTAGTGCTGAGTTACCGTACTTACGATTCTTTTCGATAAGCATTTTCTCTATGCTATCAAGAACTAATTGTACCTTGATTGAGAATGGTGCCTCCATGTTAGTATACTATTGGATGTACCTTAATAAACTCATACCACCATATCACAAGTAGTGCAAATATAATTGCCATACCAACCACGATAAACCATGACTCAAACCGTTTCATAGTTCTCTCTAAACGTCTTGAACCGATCCCCGCTAAGATACTGACTTGTGCGGAACTTAGACCGCCCTTTCTTTACTAGCAGTCCATCATCGAACAGCACATAGAATTCATTCTCATCGTGCACCACAGCTGTCTGTAAGTACTCAGGCCACACCTTACGGTTCTCGTCAACGACTTTTGTCGCCTGGCCGTGGCCAAATGGGTTTAGTATTGTCTCCATATCTTATTTGGTCTCGTATGATCTAGCCATCGTAATGATAGCGTTAGTGGATAGAATAGTTGTCGCTACACTCACAGCGTTCTGCAACGCACTGCGTGTCACCTTTAGTGGGTCAATCACACCCATCTTAATCAGGTCACCCATCTGCCCGGTCTTTAGGTTGTACCCATGACCAATCGCAGTCCCCTCCTTATACACGTCACTTGGCTTTAGGCCAGCGTTTGCAAGGATCTGCTGGAATGGTGCCATCATCGCATTGGATAGGATCTTAATCGCCACACTTAGCTCAGGGCTATAGTGGAAGCTGCCAGTAGGAATGAGAGTAGCTGTCTCATCTAGCAATGCCTTGCCAGCCCCTGGTAGGATGCCCTCCTCCAACGCACTACGCACAGCACACACCGCATCATCAACCCGGTCGTACAACTCTTTTTGCTCCAGGTCAGTCTGCCCACCTACGTAGATTACACCGATGCCACCAGTAAGTGAAGCAATGCGCTCCAAAAGGTGGTCCTTGTCAGCCTTCTTCTTAGCAATCTTATGTGCCTGCCATAACTGTGCCACTCTATCCTCGACCTTCACAGTGTCGAGCTTGAGGTCAGACTTAAGGATAATGGTCTTGTCCTTACCCACCACCACTCTGGCCGCATGCCCTAGGTCATCAATAGTGATCTGACTCAGGTCATCCCCGGTCTTCTCACTGAAGTATGTCGCTCCAACACTCACAGCCAGGTCTTGCATCAGCTCATGCTGCTTGTAACCAAAGCTAGGTGGTTGCACCACGCACATCTTTAAGTTGTTCTTCATCACGTTTGCCGCCAATGTGTTGACCACGTTCACATGGCACGGTGACACAATTAGGAGCTTCTTCCCATCAGTAATGATTGGCTTTAGCACGTTCTCAATCTGTAAGATGTTACTGATCTCAATGTCAGCCACTAGCACCAGCACGTCCTCAAACACGCACTCATCTCTGCTCTGATCGTTGATGAACAATGGGCTTGTGTACCCCCTGTCAATCTTTAGGCCCTTAGTGGTCTCAGCATATGTCTCAGATGTCTGGCTACGCTCCACCGTTACAATGCCATTCTTGCCGACCTCCTTGTACACCTCAGCAATAATGCGACCGATCTGGCTGTCATTGTTCGCAGAGATAGTTGCCACGTCAAGCAGCATTGAGTTAGTCACCTTCTTGCCCTTCTTCTTTAACCCCTCAATCACTTTTGAACTCAGGTCAGAAATGTTACGCAGCACCTCAGTGGTATTGAGCTCAGTCTGTCCAGCACCAATGTGCTCCAACCATCCAAGCACCAACCCCTCAGTCAATACTATGGCAGTAGTCGTGCCATCACCAGCAGAGGTAGCTGTCCTATCAGCAGCCTCCTTCATCATCTTCACCGCTAGGTTCTCAACAGGATCAATCAAGTCAACCGCCTTAGCGACAGTCACCCCATCCTTCGTTACAGTAATGCCATGCGTGTGGTTAGGACTCTCAATAAGCACCGTGTTGCCATATGGCCCCAACGTACTCTTGACCGCTCCAGCAATCTTCTTGATGCCAGAGATCAACTTTAGCCTGCCCTCCTGGGCGAACACTAAATCTTTAGGTGAGTATTCCATTTGAATTAAATTTTACCAAATCTAAAGAAATTTTATATAAAACAAAAAAAGCCATCCCGAAGAATGGCCTTTTAAATAGATTGGTAAGATTAACCAACTGTAATACCTGATACAGCAAACGGTAGGTTATCAACCTCAAATGCTACATAAGTCCATGATGTAGCCAATGCACTTACAAGAGCATCTTGAATAGCATCACGCATAGACTCGTTACCTGCTGGTGCTGCTGCATGAGTAATTACAACAACATCAGTTCCTGTGCTAGCCTTGTAGTGCACGTGAACAACTGTAGTTGATTCTTGCTCAATCAATACAATACCTGTCGCAGAGATCAATTGACGCTGCTCGTTTGTTACTGGGATACTTAAAAATTTCTCCATCTTGTTTTTTGGTTTTAGTGTACACAAATATATGGAAAAATTGAATATCGAATTTCATGTCAAAGTTCTTCTTCCCTATATATATATATATACTTATTTATATATTATTATTTTTTTTAATTTTAAACCAGTTAAAAAATCGACATAATCTATCAGTAGATTGAATATCAATTAGTTACGTGACATATTTTCGTACATCTCATGTTAGAAAATCTAACATGAACAGGAAAAAAGAAAGGGACTCCTAAAAGTCCCTTCTCTCAATAAACCCAGAAAACTATTACTTCAAGAACATCTCCTTAATATCTTCGACATTCTCTGCTTTCTGGATACCTAGTGACACAGCCTCAGAATACATCTCAAGCTTCTTTGCTTTCTTCAGATCTTTCCTGATCTGAACAGCCTCTTGGATACCAGTGATCCCATTAGGACGGTTGTTTATCAAACGACCATTCTTAATTGTTAGTCCATCGTACATGTACAAATATAAGCATTTAGATGATAGGACTGATTGGGTAATACCGTAGGTTTTGCGTAGCGGACGAAAAACGGAAACGGATTTTTTTCGGCATGGGGGGGATGATGGCCTGACAGGTCCTTCTAGATTTTTTGGCTTTTTGCTACAGCCATGAATCCCAACAGCCATGATCAGTCCACACCTACCCACCTGCCTTCCTTCCTGCAATGATCCTACCTACCTGCCTGCCTTCATTCATGCAATGCGAAGCACAAATACATACATGCGAAAAGCGATTACTTCATTGGAAAAATAATAGGACAACAAAGGGAGATCCACTAAAGGAATGCATTCCAGGCAAAGCAAAAAATTCAAAGAGATAAACAGATCCTTTGTGTTATACCCCACAGCGAAATGATATGAACAAATGAACCGTACATTTGTCATGAAATTTTTATCGCTGATTTTCAGTTAGTTAAGATAAACTTAAAAAAATATTGAAAATAAATTAAACGAGTATTAGGAATTGATAAAGTAATCGACCATCTTTGAACTATCGATTGCAACTAACTCATACGGAGTTCTAGTATTCGATGGGAGTACCTCTCTCTTCTGCGTGTAGTTACGTATGACAAGGTCAGTTACGGCAATGGTTGAAATAGCCCATCCAAAGGTAACATTAGCAGAGGCACACGGATGCACGCTGAGAAAAAAAATACGCAAGCGATAGCAAGCGTTGAACTAGAAAATTACAAGCCACATGGGATCTTCCTTTGTGGCTGTTTATATTCCCCACATTATAGATGTGGCCTTCGATGGCAATGGGGAACACACATTTAAAACCCAATTGAAACATGGTAACTATTCAAAAAGTAATGGAAAAACACTACATAGTCAAGGTAGGAGATATGTACTTTGATTTGTACATAGACTTGAATGAAGATGGTAATTATGATTGCTTCTTTTTTGACGAATACATGGAAGCAAAAAGTATTAATGAACTAAAAAACAGAGTTAAAAAATTTATCACTAATCACAATTAATCATGGAATTACAAGAAAACATGGAATGGCTAATGCAATGGTTTCCTGATGAAAATCACATCAGAGGATTTGAGTTAGCAAAGAAAACTCCTCATAGTAAAAGCACTTCGTACCATTCGGGCGGAGGGTATACGCATCTGTTCTTACATCTAATGGATGGCAAGGTGATGGCGATACACTTTATGGATTTTGAGGTAGAAACCTCAGAGAAGAGTTTTGATACCTTAGAAAATTATCTTAATGAATGTTTTAACACTTACTAAAATGAAAAATGTAACTATTGAAGATTTGCAGTCATTCAATCGAGAGCAGTTAATCGAATGGCTTTGTTGGAATGACAGAAATGGTATCTACAGAGATGAAGATGCCATAGGTGAGGGATTCGATCCGTTAACATTAGAAGAGGCATTAGAAATAGCAACTGAACAAATAAAAGGGTAATGAATAAGCAAGATGTAAAGGCATGGCTAATAGCCATAGCAGTCCTGGGGATTGCAGTTATTATAGGCAGTTATTTTGGAATTGAACTTGAAAAAACTATTTGGTAAAATGAGACTATCAGAAGCAAGAGAACAAAAAGAAATTGCATTCGAAAAGGAATGTAGAAAAATGGGCAAAATAAATGCCATGAAAAAACAGATGATTGAAGAAACAATAAAGTCTGAATTGGAAAGGCTTTATCTGATATTAGATCTAAAGTATTACACAAATGCTAAGGCATCAATACAAAGATTAATAGAATTAAACGATAAATTATCCGAACTATGAAAAATAAGATAACACTATTCGACATTTTCCAGGCAATCATCGCAATTGCATTAATTGGAGGATTCGGCTTTATGGTCGGAGTCCACATCCTAAAATAGGCCATCTATGGAGCATGGAGGGAATCGTTTCCCCTCATGGCCTCAAACTTAAACCAAAAAAATATGGAACTCAAAAAAGGGGATAAAATCCAAATCAAATTAAGGCAAGATGAAATCTATCAAGTAACTTTTGTTGATTATTCAACTACCAAAGGAATCGCTTGGGGAAAGTTCATTAATGCTGAAGGGGAAGTTCAAACCAAACCATTTTCTTTAAGCAGTATCATAAATAAATAATCAAAATCTAATATGGAAAAAATCAATTTAGATGCTGAGTTCAGCACAAACCAGGCAAAGGCCAAACTTTTGATCATGATTCGTTCACTAGATGTTATGAGCGAAAATTTCGAAGAAAAATGCAGAGAATCTGCAAGAAAAAATTTCGAATCTGATAACATGAAAAGATGTGAGGATCATTTCTTCCTATTTGCATCGGGCATGCCATCGGCTTTTGATAAACTATTCAAACTTTAATTTAAACCAAAAAAAACTATGAACATTTTTGAAAGTACAAAAAATCGATTTGGTTATTCAGATGCAATGAGCAAGTCAAATATTTGGGAGAGGTACGCAAATTACTTTGCGGGCGAAGAAATCATAGAGGAGGGATTCAATCTTAACTCTGGGTATCTATACTTAGCATTAGAGAACGGTGTCACAATTGCATCATGCTTTGGTCAACCTGCTGAATTCTTTGTGTATGACGAAGAAACAGAGGAAGAAATATCTTTCTTATTCTATCAAGATTTACAAAATTATTTAAATAAATGAAAGCAGTAATCTATATGCGAGGGATCTATGGAAGATCCTTCGCACAAACCAAAGAATTCAAAGACGATAAACATCTAGACAATTGGCTTGCCTGGATGGACAAAAATCAAGATAGAGTAAAAGTAATTGGAACAAAAATAATTTAAGACTATGGAAAATTTAATCAGAGAAAAATTAGTGGAGTACTACAGAGAGTGTAGTGTAGATAGGTACGGGCAAGTGGGAGTGATTCGAGCATACGATGTATTCAAAGATCAGACAGATGATGTGATGGAGTACGCTAAAGAAAATAAATCCTTGATAAATATATCAACCTATGGTGGTAGACTAGGTACATTCAGAGGTCTACAAATATTGGATTCAGATTTACAAAGTGAATGCAGAAATGCATTAAGAAATAATGAGAATTATGTATACGCAATGACACATTAATAACATGAACAAAACAGAATTCTTTAAAACGTATGGTCATCTGTTGGTAAAAGTTAACGAAGATGATGCTAGTACTGGGGACTACATGCTGTACTATCCAGAGGAGAAACAAATTGCCAAAGATTATTTGGACAATGGGTACATGGTTGCCTCAGTTTTTGAGGTTGAGAATGAGGAAGACAATGTGTTGCTAGACAATGACATCAGCAATGCACACCACAAAATTGGACTACTAATATTAGAAAAATGAAAGCACTACTAATTGCCCTATGCCTATGGGGATGTGATGACAAAATTAAAATTGAGAAAGCAGGTGATGTGGATGGTCGCAAGACCTACCACGTAAAGGTAGGTAAGCACACCTACGAGTATATGTATGCAGAAGAGATTGCCAATGCCTTGAAGACAGGTGATTGGGTATATAATGAGGACTTAAAATAAAATAACTATGCCTAATTGGTGTTCAAATGAAATCACAATTTCCGGAGACGTTACAAGGATTGTAGAGGCTCTGGAGTCTATTGAAAGTAAGCAAGAGAATAATGTATTCAAGACATTAATTGATGTCCCACAGGATGAGGACTGGTACAACACAAATCTAAAGTACTTTGGTACAAAATGGGATGTATCTTACTATGAATGTGATCCCCAAGAATTTGATGGAGGATTGGTGCTAATGCCCAATACTGCATGGTCACCACCGATTGAGTTTGGTGTAAACTTAGCCAAGAAGTATGGTGTAGAAGTGGAGATGTACTACCATGAATCTGGCATGGATTTCTGTGGCAAGACATCTATCAACTCAGATGGAACATACACAGAGGAGGATTATGGATACATGGAGGGACTCTACAATTTTGATGCAGACTATTTCTGGGTAGAGATTGAGTCCTACATAGAGTACGCAAAAGAGGATGGACAATCTGTCGAGGAATTCCTAGAAGATTATGACTACTTACCTACTTATGACAAGAAAGAACTAACTAAAATATACAATGAAAGCCTTTGAAATTAACACAACTGCATGGGATGAGGAGAACTTTGTAATCCTCACAGACTTGAATGAGATTCAAATTAAAAAAGTGATTGAGCCCATAGTTAATCGGGAGCGAGAGTATGGTGAGGAGTATACCAACGATACGCTCATCGATGCCCTATTGGATGCCTATCCAGAGAACCAATTCTATTCATACACAACACCTAAACTAATCAGCATATGAGAACTATTGAAGGATTAGAGAACGACTTTCTCAGAAGTGAAATCAAGAGGCTCAAGGAGATCCGAGAGGATCAGGAGCAGATGTTGGTGGATGACATCTACCAGTGGATAATGTCCAACGAGGACATGGGCATGGGTGAATGTGCGGATGCACTATACGAGGCACAAAAAATTGTACACAACTGGAAAAGAAAATGCAAATGAATGTATTCAAATTAAAAATTAACAACTGGGAAGGTGACCAGTGTACCTTATACACCACCTTGACTGAGGAGAATGTAAGGAAGGTAGTAGAGCCAATGGCAAAGCAACATGAGGAGATGAATTATTTCATCGAGGACTACATCGTTGCATTGGAGGATGCATATCCTAAGAAATTAATCTTATCAAATTTAAGTGACACCATAACAATTCAACTATGAAAATTACAATCGAAGTAAATGTACCGGAGGATGTGGATTTAGATCACACCTATCAGGCAGTAACAGATGCATTGTATCTGCCACGTAGTGTAACTCAAGCAGAGTATACACTAGTATCAAGTATCCTTAATCAGTTAGCATCAAAGAAGTCAAAGGATGTACTCAAGCATGGGTTCAGGGACTGGGCGGAGACTCACCATGAGGTGGTGTGTACCATCCATGCACTGATTGACAATGAAACAATACCATCTAGGCTACAAAATATCCTAGATACTGAGGGTACTGGTGGACTTTATGATCTAGGTATAGACTTGACAAATGACTTTGAGAATACCTATGTCGGAAGGGTATGGGATGGAGACTGGATTGATACTATTATTGATTTTGTAAACGAAAAACTACAATGACACTAGAAGAAAGACTACGGATGTACCAGATGGTACATGGAATGAATGACAGACTGCTTTATCTGGATGAGAAAAGAAAGGCAAAGTTCATCAAAGCAATTGACTCATTGTTCACCAAGTACCCATGCCCCAGAGAGGTAAGGTATGGATCAGAAGCAAGACTAAAGTATGGAAGCGAAGCGAATGTTTAATGTGTACTACTATGGCAACCTGTATGCAAGGTTGCTATGTACCACCAAGTGGGAGGCTATCGACAGGATTTGCAATGAGCATTACTGGTTAAATAGAAGTAAAGTTTCTGCAAAAAAAGATTGACATTGTCTATTTATTGTTTTATATTGTATCAAATTTAAATCAAATCTAATGGAATATGACGAGAGTGAAGTATTTATCAATGAGGAAGTTGAGTTCAGCATTGATAATAAGGACTACCTATGGGTAGGAAGTTATGAGGTGCACCAGTATGGTGAGGAATCCACTTGGGATTCAATGGGAATCGGTGAGACTGAGATCAATATACTATCTACCATTCGCCTATGCGAACACGATGGTGATGATTGGTTTAACATCACACCCACAACAGATCATATGCATGGTCTTGTAGAACAAATAATCAAAAATTTATGAGCGAGTTAGATGTTATGTTCACAGCTGGACTACTGGTTGTGTTGGCAAACTTTACCGTATCAAGAATGATCAGAAAAAGTGATGACTCTAACAAGGGTCATCAACTTCTGATTGAGGTGGCAAGTCTTGGACTGCTTATAGTATCATTTATTATTTATATAATTATAATATCATGAAAATTGAAATCTTTAATAACTATTTAGAAAACATTATCAAACTTTATTCCATCCCCATAGAGTGGATCTTCTCAAAGAATAAAAAGATGGAGGTAGTAGATGCAAGACACATGCTGTACTACCTGTGCTCAAAGAGAAACATACCGGTGAGTTACATCCAGAGGTACATGGACATGAATGGGTATGTGATAGGTCACTCATCCATTATTCATGGGATCAAATCAATTGAGAATAAAGTACAAGCAGACGCAGACTATAAACAACTAATTAAAAATCTAGAAAAATGAAATCAGAAAAATCAGTATTCGAAAGACTATCAGCCATCAATGTTAACGAGCATGTTGAGAAGAAGGACAACCTCACCTACCTATCATGGGCATGGGCATGGTCTGTGACTAAGAAGGAGTGCCCAGATGCATCTTATAAAATTTTGCCTACAGAGTACGATGATGACCTTGGATTCATGTGCCATAGCGAGGTGACTATTGAGGGTCAGACACTTGAGATGTGGTTGCCTGTCATGGATGGCAAGAACAAGAGCATGAAAAAGAAGCCTTACTCCTACGCTACCAAGTACGGAGACAAGCAGGTGGATGCAGCAACTACGTTTGACATCAACAAGACAATGATGCGTTGCTTGGTTAAGAACCTAGCCATGTTTGGATTGGGCATCTACATCTACGCTGGTGAGGATCTTCCAGAGAGTGAGCCAAAGGTGGTAGAGGAGAGCAGACCTACAGCACTGGTTACATTGGTGAAGGACAGTGATGATTGGAAGAAGGTGATAAAGTATGTGGCTGACAATAAGAGCAAGGGTCTGGCATTCATTGGCAAGCAGTTGAATACTAAGTATGACATGTCTGTAGAATTGAAGAAAGAAATAGCCGACTTGGTTAATGCTTAGACATGGATCACTATTCAGTGGAATCGGGGGTTTTGATTTGGCCTCCGATTGGATGGGATGGGAGAACGTGTTCCATTGTGAATGGAATCCATTCGGTCAGAGAGTCTTAAAATATTATTGGCCTAATTCAATATCACACAATGACATTACCAAGACAGACTTCTCTATTTACAGAGGAGAAATTGACATCATTACAGGAGGATTCCCATGTCAGCCCTACTCAACAGCAGGGAAGCGACTCGGCAAGGAGGATAACAGACATCTCTGGCCTGAAATGCTTAGAGCAATTCGAGAAATCAAACCACGCTGGGTTGTGGGCGAAAACGTTCGTGGGCTTATTAGTTGGAATGGAGGGATGGTATTCGAAGAGGTGCAAGTTGACCTGGAATCTGAAGGGTACGAAGTCCAACCGTTTATACTTCCAGCTGCAAGCGTCAACGCTCCCCATCTTAGACAAAGAGTATGGTTCGTTGCCCACTCCATGTGCGTACGATTGGAACAGTCCAAAGAAACCGGAGACATTTCAGAAAGCAAAGGAAAGACATGCACTGAAGGGAGTAAATGTTCAGAATCCTTTGAAGCAAATGGCATCAATGGGAATGCTTCCTACTCCAGTATCATCGGACAAGAATGCAGGAAGGAGAGGGAACGCTCCGAGAGAGGGTCACAATCCCATGACAAACAGTTTGAAGGATGCAATAAATTACCAAGAGCAGACTTCGAAATGTTCCCATCTGTCCCCCCAATTTGTGATGGAGATGATGGGCTTTCCAGTAGACTGGACTCTATTACCTTTCCTAAATGGAGAAAAGAATCAATCATGGCAGGAGGAAATGCCATAGTACCACAGGTAGTCTATCAAATATTTAAAACTATAGAAAAATATGAACACAATAATCGATGAGCTCAGGGATGATGATGAGTACTACAATGGTAAGGGTAAGTACTACCTATCCAACTCAGACATCTATGCATTGCTCACAAATCCTAAGCGATTTAGAGCCCGATCAGAGGACTCAAAACACTTTCATGAGGGGAGACTATTCCATCAGTTAATTCTCGAGCCTGAGAAGGCTGTAAACGTGCCACAGGTGGATGTCAGTACACGTAATACAAAGGAGTACAAGAAGTACCTTGAAGATTATGGACTTGAGTTCGCTATGTTGACCAAGGAATACGATGAGATTGTTCGTCTTGCTAGTGTAATGAAGTCAAACTTCCAGTTCTACAATGACATCTATAAGTATGGCAACCTATACGAGGAGCCAATCATTGGTGAGATTAAGGGACTGCAATGGAAGGCGAAGGCAGACATCGTTACTAGCGATTCAATCATTGATCTCAAGACTACATCAGACATCAACAAGTTCAGATGGTCTGCAAAGAGTTACAACTATGACTCTCAGTGCTACATTTACCAGCAATTATTTGGAAAACCCCTATACTTTTACGTTATTGACAAGGAATCTGAGCAGCTTGGTCTGTTCAGACCATCCGAAGAGTTCGTGAAGGGCGGAGAAGCCAAGGTAGAGCGAGCAATGGAGGTATACTACAAGTACTTCGGACCAAATCCAACAGATGATATTGACAATTACTTTATAAACGAAACACTTTAATCAAATGGAAAAGAAAGAAACAATTTACGCAAACGGATTCGTAGCAAAGAGAACTGAAAAGGATCCAGACTTCATGGTAGTTAGACTATCAATCTCTAAAGATGATGCCATCGCATTCATCAACAAGCATGCAAATGCTGAGGGATGGGTCAACTTAGAGATTAAAAATGGTAGAGAGGCCGGCAAGTTTAACGTAACTCTCAATACCTATCAAGCTCCTAAGAAGAAGTACGATATGAATAAGGGGACTAAATGGGAGTCTCCGTTCTAAAAAATGGAGGGGGTAACTCCCCCTCTTTTTTTTCTCTAACCCATGTCATTTTTGCTTTTCCCTATATATATATATATACTACTTATATATTATTATTTCTTTGAATCTAAAAGGAAATTTAAATTGACATAATCGACATTGGGTTAATTATCAGTAAGTTACACGACACATTTACGACATTCATCTGACATTTATGACATATCAAGTAACAATATTCCAGAATATTAAGGAGACAAGTACCCCATTCCATAGGAATATTGGTCTAATCCTAGAGCGAATTAAGTCTGGATCATCTAAAGATCTGGTTAAAAAAATCAGGGCAGAGAAGCGGAAGCCTGAGCGACAAGAACTAAAGAAGCAGTTGCCTGCGATATGCTTCAGTGGTATATTCACCAAGCGATCCGATACCTCCATCACGGAGCATAGTGGTCTGATATGTTTGGACTTTGATGGCTATCAAGGACAGAAGGAATTACTACAGGACAAGGAGAACTTGTCTAAGAACAAGTACGTCTACTCAGTATTCATCTCACCATCAGGCAATGGACTTAAGGTATTGGTAAAGATACCGGCAGACATAGACAATCACATCAACTACTTTAACAGCCTAGAGAAGTACTTCAAGAGCCAATACTTTGACAAGACTAGCAAGAACATATCACGTGTATGCTACGAGTCTTATGATCCACTCATCCATGTGAATGAGAACTCATCTGTATGGGACGTACTGGAGGAGCCAGAGTACACAGAGGTTAGCAAGTTCAAGGACAAGCCAACCATACCTATCACTGATGAGAACAAGGTGGTTGACATCTTGGTCAAGTGGTGGATGAAGAAGTACCCAATGGTGGAGGGACAGCGGAACCATAACGTGTACATCCTAGCGATGGCATTCAATGACTTCGGTATCAACAAGAGCCTTGCATCCTACGTGCTGAACCAGTACGCTACGGAGGACTTTTCTATACGTGAGATAGGTATGACAATTGACTCAGCCTATCGGAACACCACCAACTTTGGTACCAAGTACTATGAGGATGAGGAGAAGATTAACTCAATCAAGGCTAAGCTGAGAAGGGGTGTATCAAAAAAAGAGATACGTATCCAACTACAGGACTCCCAACTGGATACGGATACTATCGAAGCAGTATTGACCAAGGTGGAGGAGGAGAATTCAAAGAAGACATTCTGGGAAAAGAGCGAGAAGGGAGTCATTCGAATAGTACACATTCAGTTCAAGCAGTTCCTTGAGGACAATGGATTCTATAAGTACTGCCCAGAGGGTAGCAAGAACTACGTGTTCGTGAAGGTTACCAACAATCTGATTGATCATACATCTGAGAAGGAGATTAAGGACTACGTTCTGAACCACCTGCTTGAGTTGGATGACATCATGGTGTACAACTACTTCGCTGATCAGACTAGATTCTTTAAGGAAGAGTTCCTATCTATGCTATCAACCATAGACATCTTCTTCATTGAGGACACCAAGGATACATCCTACCTGTACTACAAGAACTGTGCTGTGCAGGTAACCAAGGATGGGGTAAAGCCAATTGACTACATTGACTTAGGTGGATACGTGTGGAATGATCACGTGATTGACCGCAACTTTATCATGTGTGATGTCACAGATGCATGCAACTATAAGAAGTTTATACGAAACATCTGTGGGGATGATGATGGTAGGGTACAGGCGATGGAGAGTAACATAGGGTTCCTGATGCATGGCTACAAGAACCTAAGCTTCTGTCCGGCAGTGATCCTTAACGATGAAGTGATTAGCGACAACCCTGAGGGTGGCACAGGCAAGGGTCTGTTCATGAACGCACTGGGAAAGATGAAGAAGGTGGTAACAATTGATGGCAAGTCATTCACCTTTGAGCGGAGCTTTGCCTACCAGTTAGTGTCTGCCGATACGCAAATCCTAGTGTTCGATGATGTGAAGAAGTACTTTGAATTTGAGCGTTTGTTTAGTGTGGTAACTGAAGGCTTAACTCTGGAGAAGAAGAACAAGGATGCAATCAAGATCCCATTCAGCAAGTCTCCAAAGATTGCCATCACTACTAACTATGCCATCAAGGGATCTGGCAACAGCTTTGCAAGACGTAAGTCTGAGTTAGAGCTACACCAGTACTACTCCAAGTCATTCACTCCATTGGATGAGTTTGGTAAGCTGATGTTTGGAGACTGGAACGATGATGACTGGTGTGAGTTTGACAACTACATGATTGGTTGCCTATCCAACTACCTACATACAGGGATAGTAAAGAGTAATTTCGTGAACCTAAAGATTAGACAGCTATCTGCTGAGACTTCTCATGACTTTATCGAATGGTGTGGTCTGGTGGATGGTCAGCCTAAGAACAACACGCTGGAGCCAGAGGTAAGGCTGTACAAGAATGACTTGTACAATGACTTCGTCAACGAGTACCCTGACTACGGACCAAAGTCTAAGATGACAATCAGCAGGACTAAGTTCTACAAGTGGTTGGTATCCTACGGCATGTTCAAGTATGGTGTTGCACCTGAAGAAGGAAGAGACATGATGGGAAGGTGGATCATAATTCATTCAAATGATTGAGAGAGTACCTGGCTATTCGGATGAGCAGATGCTACGCTACTGCGGTGCACTTTACAATGTTGTATCAAAGGATAAGTATGCCGACCCAGATGTAGTAACTAATATAAAGAATTGCCTATCTCATTACGGAACAAGAAGCATGGAGTTTAGACCATACCAGAGGGACATAATATCGCAGGGGGCACAAGCCATAGAGCAACATGGCTTCGTGTACCTAGCGATGGAGGTACGGACAGGCAAGACCTTGACTAGCCTTGGCATAGCCAGTGAGTGCGGAGCAAAGTCTGTGCTGTTCGTTACAAAGAAGAAGGCCATCGGAAGTATTCAGAAGGACTACGATTTGCTACAGCCTAGTTACCAGATAAAGGTGATAAACTATGAGAGCCTCCACCACGTGGTAGATAGCCTCAAATTTGACCTAATAGTTATCGATGAGGCACATAGTATAGGTGCGTTCCCAAAGCCCAGCAATCGGGCTGTAATGATCCGACACGCTATCTCTAAGTACAGACCTAAGGTGATACTAATGTCTGGCACACCAACACCAGAGAGTTATTCTCAGATGTACCATCAGGTGTATGGCATACCTAGCAATCCATTCAAGCGGTTCGTTAACTTCTATAAGTTTGCTGAGGTACATGTGAAGGTGAAGCAGAAGAACATCAATGGGCTATTCATTAATGACTACAGCGGTGGGATGGACAGCATCATCGATGAAATGAAACCATACATGATTAGTTTCTCACAAAAGGAAGCAGGGTTCGTGTCATCAGTTACTGAGGAGATCCTAGAGGTGGAGATGAAGGAGTCTACCATGCAGCTTATAAAGAAGCTGGAGAAGGACCTAGTCATTGAGGGAAAGACTGAGGTGATACTAGCAGACACGGCAGCAAAGTTGATGATGAAGGTGCACCAGTTATGCAGTGGTACGATTAAGTTTGAGAGCGGTAACAGCATGGTGCTTGACACCACAAAGGCTGAGTTCATTAAACAAAAATTTCAAGGAAGTAAGATAGGTATCTTCTATAAATTTAAAGAAGAGCTATCTGCCCTGAAGGATGTGTTTGGTGATGATCTTACAACTGATCTTAGTATATTTGAAAGTACAGATAAAAGCATTGCTCTTCAGATAGTTAGCGGCAGGGAAGGGATTAGCCTTAGGCATGCGAAGTACTTGGTGTACTACAACATTGACTTCAGTGCTACCAGTTACTGGCAGAGCAGGGACAGGATGACAACAAAGGATCGTTCGTTCAACCATGTGTACTGGGTCTTCAGTAAGGGAGGCATTGAGCATGACGTGTACAAGACAGTGATAAAGAAGAAGGACTACACAGTTAATCACTTTAAAAATAGATAGATAGGGTTATATGTTTGGGTCGCTAGTGCCTACCAACAGTAGCAAACTTAGTCAGGTGGCGGAATAGAGGAAGACGCAGGCCAATAGGTCTGTTACAGGTTCGAATCCTGTCCTGACTACACATTAAAAAAAAACGATATGGAAAAGATTTGGAACTACGTATTTCATTGGAATGAATACACACAGAAGTGGTACGCTATACACAGGGATAGGTACCTAGACTATTGGAGTACTAACAAGGAGAACTTCCTATCAGATGAGGACTTAAACAATCTAATTAATAAACTATGAAACAGACAGCAGTAGATTATTTATTCTCAGAATTATGGGATGGCCCAAAGGACAAATTAACATGGTATTATACTTTAATGAAAGCAGATGCAATGGAGAAGGAGCAGATTAAAGAAGCTTACAAATGTGGAGCATGTGATTTAGAGATTCAGTATTCAGATGTTGGAGAAATTAATTCAGAAAAATACTATCAAGAAACCTACGGAAAAGATGCCAGACATAACAATGTGCAGGGGGACTAATTGTCCTGCAAAAGAATCCTGCTATAGGTTCACAGCAACTCCAAATGAGTTTAGGCAATCCTATTTTATGGAGCCACCAATCAAGGATAGTAAGTGTGAAATGTACTGGGGTGATACGCAGCATGAAATTTGGAACCAACTAAAAGATATAGTGAAATGAAAATAATTAATAGTTTAAGTGGAGGCAAGACATCAAGTTACATGGCTATGCATTACCCTGCTGACTACAATCTATTTGCCCTGGTACAAATCAATGACATAAACTGCAAGCCTAAAGATGAGAGCATAGTTAAATATGTTTCTGAAAAAATAGGTAAAGACTTTATCGCTACAGCAGAGAGTGATTTTACTCTGTATGCAATGAGAGACCTTGAGCAGTTGATAGGACAAGAAATTATATGGGTTGTAGGCGATACTTTCGAAAGGGTAAATAGAAAAATAACCGGTGGTAAAGGCTTGCCAAATAACCAATGGAGATTCTGTACTACTGAGATGAAAATCAGACCTATCTTTGATTGGTGGTTTAAAAACATCAATGAGAAAGTAAGAATGGGTATCGGATTTAGATACGATGAAAAAGAAAGATCAGAAAGATTTAGTACTACCTTCAAAGGAATTGTAGGCAAAAGAGGTACAAGAAATAAGTGGGAAGAATTAGAATGGAGAGAAGGATATTTCCCTTTAATTGAAGATAAGATAACTCACTATCCTATTTACCAATGGTCACAAAAAATAGGAATTACTTTCCCAGCAGATAGCAATTGCGTTGGATGCTTTTGGAAACCAGTGCAGCAGCTTAGAAAGAATTGGGACAATGAACCCAATAAGATGCAATGGTTTGCTGATCAAGAAACATATGCGAACTGGAAAAAGGAAATGAATTACGAGCAAATTAAAACGATTGGGTTGCAACAAGACTTCTTCTTTGGAACTGGAAGCGGATGTCAAGCAGGATTTTGTACAGACTAAACAATAATATCATGACAATCTATCTAGGTGACCAAGCAAAGAAGTTATTCTACATGAGAGAGGTTCCTGTAGAATCCATAGGCGTGTTCGAATCCATAGGCGGAGACTGGCTATACTGGTTCAGCGATGGGTTCACCTACGACACAGGTGTTGCTGACACTGAAGCAGAGGCATTACAGATAGCAAAGAAAAACTTTAGGCCCTATGACAGAGCAGCAGGTACAGACTAAGTTAATCAAGGACCTTGAGGACCAGGGGTACTACGTTATTAAGTTAATCAAGACCAATAAGAATGGTATCCCAGATCTCATTGCCATCCCTAAGAACTCTGACGTTGAGTTCTACGAGGTGAAGCGAGCAACAGGTAAGCCAAGTAAACTACAGGAATATAGAATCAAAGAACTACAGAAACATGGAATTAAAGCGGAACTCTTTTATGGAGGATCAGAAAAAGATTAATGCACTGAAGGACATAGTAGAACTAGTCACTGGTGTAAGAGTAATATCTGACTCAAGATATAGATCATATGTAGAGGCTAGAATTATATTTGCCTCAATGCTAAAGGATTTAGATATGCATGTAGAGAGCATAGCATATAACCTAAAGAAGAGCAAGTACGCTGCTCAATACTATTTAAATAAGTGTGATGACCTAGCAGAGGTGGACAAAGAATTCAGATTAAAGTATCTTAAATGCAAGGAGATGGCTGTCATGAATAAATTTAAGGACGAACCTGTGAATTCCTACAATATTGTTGGTAGATTAGTGCAAGAGAATGAGGCACTTAAGCAGGAGATTAGATTACTCAAAGAAAGAATGAGACCTATTTACAATTTTATAACTGAAAAAGAATGGATCGAAGAGTCCAAGAAGAAAGAGCAGCAAGGATAGCCTTCACTACAGAAGGCTTCCATGCTAGTGTTGCCATGATCTACGAGAAGCTCGTGGACAGGGAGTACGAATCTGTTAAGGATGACGTAAAGTCATTGATAAAAGATCTTAGAGATATCATCAAGACAATAGAGTACGAGGAAGACTTTTAACGTCTTCCCCTTTCACTTCTAGATGATCCTCTATTTGATTTTCCTCTGCCCTTTCCTCTTCCTTTGGATGCAGGCTTACCATACATTGCCTCTTTCAATTCTTCCTCCTCCTTATTCTTCTCTTTGTCAGCTTCTTTTTTAGCTTCCTGAGCCTCACGATATGGACTGCCTTTGCCGTACAACTCCTCGTATTGTTCAGGGAAATACTTTTTCATATCTTCCATAGTCATCTCCTCAGCCTTGTATCCACCAGGAGTAGTAGAAGAATCCTTTTTAATATCTCTAATGAGTAGTCTAGTCATAGTACCAATCTCTGGAGCACCTGGCAACATACCAAGGTTAGATAATAAGAAAGGAACTACAAATAGCTTCAGTGAATTTGCATCTCTGGACTTAATGTACTTAGTCTTACCGCTGTACTCGTCTGTATATTGTCCAGTATAAGCAAGAGAAGACAACTTAATAAACTGTTCAACTTTACCAGCACTGATACCAAGAGTACCTGCCTGCTCATAGATATCTTTTTCTTTTGCATCATAGAAAGGAATTCTATTCTTCTCTGACACCTTGAAAAAGTCCTGAACAACATCTAGTCCAAATGCTACACCAGACTGGAAGATAGGATCGAATGCTGGGAGTAATGAGAAAGTATCGACAATCGTAGAGGTGGTTGCACCTTTTATAATTGTAGATCTCTTTCTTTCACGATCCTCTTCGTCATCTCTCCTACCTGCAATAAACATTGCCGTTGATCCAAGCAACGATGCAACACCAATCGATACTGCTCTGAATGTTACTAGTTCACTAAAGAATCCACCCAAAGATCTAGCAGCAATCGCCTTGTCTTCCTTGGTTGATACCTTAGAAGTTAGCGTAGCCCAGTCGGATCCAAGTCTTGCAGACTGGTTGATTCTAAAGCTGGCGAACGGCAACAATAACTTGTTTATAAGTTGGTTCGCAGCATTTTTAGATGATATAAACTTACCAGCCAAGTCCATATCAGATACGTTCTGCTGTCTGTCCACCATTCTTTGTGCGTAATCCCCAGCCTGCTCATTTACTTCATGGGTAGCATAGTCTATAGTCTTAGGGTCTATGCCCTGACTCTTTAAAGACTTCTCATAGTATGACATCCAAGCTGCACGTGCAACGTAGGCATCGGGCTTCTGTAAGAAGTACTTCAGCTGAATATTGTTAAGTGATAATATTAAATCGCCAGCCTTACCAAGAGGACCAGTCTCTGCTTGAGTAGAGAGCCTATTAAGTGTAGCAATTTGGTTCTGGCTTGCAGCACTACGGTAGGCTATTGAATACCCAGATCTACTCATGAAGTTGTTCTTATCTTCATTGAAAGGAGCAGCCAAATCTATACCACCAGCATTAATAATAGTGTTGACAATCACCGGTATAGTTTGCTTTGGTATCTGAGTAGGTCCTGCAAGTATTTGGCCAGTACCTAGTGCAGCCAAGTTTTGAAGTGCTCTAATTGCCTTAGCAAAACTATCGTTGTCATAAGGATTCTTGTTTCGAATATTTCGAATAAATAAGTTTACTCTTGCTCTAAGTATTTTTCTGTCAGTAAGATCTGGTACGATTTGATCAAACGCAGGAGAGTTAAAGAATGCAGATACCTGTCGTATAGGACCAGCAGTATTTAAATCAACCAGTGCATCATACATTGAGTTAGCATTGTTAGAATCAAATGACAGGTTAATGTAAGACTTCGTAGGAAGAGTGTCATCCATAGTAGGAGTCATCAATACACCAGTTCTTTTTTTGTACTCAGTGTTATTGTTAGCATGGAACGTCATCAAGTGTGAGCTCATCTCATCTTTTTTGTCTCCTGGCTTAGTATCCTCTATATCCCCTAAACTAGACACACGATCTGGAGTATAGTCCACATCCTTACCTAGAGTCTGGTTATAGATGTTCTCAGACAAGTCAGCTAGTTGATCATACTTATCAGCCCACTGCTCTTGCCAGAATTTAACAGCTTGTATGTTAGTAGGATGAGACCTCATCATAACATCTTCTGAGTTTTCAGAATCCTGAAGAATATTGTTGAAAGCCTTAGCATACTCAACTGCTAACTGCCTATGGTTTTTGTCACCATTCTCAAGGACTTTAATTGAATCAACAATTAGTTGCTTCCTTCTATCAAACTCAGCCTGCACTTCCTGTTCAGTACCAATAACATTTCGCATCATGTATGCAAGCATACCACGCTCAACTGTATTGTACAGGGTGTTAAATGCCTGACCATTTGGAGTTAACTTGTAGAAATTATTGAAGTATTCATCAACGATAGCATCATTGATTGCTTTAGCTGTGGACTTCCCCTTCTTTATAGCAGAAACCCCAGACAAATACATGATCCTACCACCTCTTTCAAATCCCTTAAACATTCTTTCGAATAGGAGATCCAAAGATGTGAACTGCTCAAGCAAGAACTCACCTACAGTTTCATTGAAGTACTTCTTAATCTTCTGAGCTGTAATTCCTTTTGCCTTCTCTGAATTTACCTTACCTACATATGAACTGTAAACAGATTCCATCTTTGCAGTGGACCCATTCTGAATAAAGTTTTGTAGTGAATCAAACATGTCAAGAAGTTCATTGACATCAAGCAAGTTCAAGTCCATGCTCATGAATTTCTCCACTACCTTTTTCTTGGCATCACTCACTGTTACATCTTCTCCTGTGAGAGGGTTAACATTTTTATCAAGAATCTCTCTTACGATACTCTTGTACATTTCAACCTCTTTTATTGCATCCTCCTTAACCTTAGCAGACTTCAACTCTTTCTTTAATTTGGCATCTTTGTTTCTAGATTCCAATACTTCGAAGTACTCTTCTTCAGTTAAGTTCTTGCCAACAATATCACTCATTCTAGCAATCTTGTCTTTGAGAATTTGTTTCTGCTGGTCTTCAATGGTCTTATTAATATATTCAGTAAGACCCTCTGTCTTTATTATCTCAGCGAATGTACCATCCTTACCTCTTAAACTTGAACCTGTTACAGCCTCAGCTATTTTATCTGCAATCTGATTGTACTTATCGATGTCCTCAACCATTGATGGATCAATAACTGAGAACCGCTTGGCAAGGTCACGAAGATTTGCAGCAACCTCTTTACTGTTGGCTCCTCTTTTTATAGTTTTTTTCTTAGCCTTTGCATCGTTAAGTTTTTTACCGTACTCAGCATCTTTAAATATCTTACCGGCATAGGCAATGAACTTATCTACAGCTGTCTGATTGTTTAGGTTTACTATCTCTGCTCTCTTGATGATTGCTTCAACAGTCTTGGCATTAATCTTACCTCCCTTCTTGGACATACCTTTTACTGCATCAGCAATGGCCTTTCTCTTGGCATTCAAATCAGCACCTGCATCCTTGATTGCTTTAGAGATAACCTTGTCGATCTCAGACTTACCTCTAGATGGCTGTTCTCTTTCGTCACGTATCTCAATCTCTGGAGCCTTTAACTCTAGACCTGTAGTACTGATACCACTGGTAGGGTATACTTTTTTTCTATCGCTTTCTTTAATGCCCCCCTCTTGTCCCTCTTTGTTGAACACATCATACCAATTCAATCTATCATTTAGTATGTGAATCTTCACAGGGTTCTTTGATTTGATGGCCTTTGGATATGACTCATGTAGATCTGAATCTACAGTCTCTACCTCCCCATCTACTTCAAGTATAGCATATACCTGACCTCCTTTAGATCTATCATTGAATCCTTCCTTAAGCATAGGCTCAGTAAACATTTCAGACAATGCCTGAGTCATGTTTGCCGGAGATATCTTTAACTTACCAGTCTTTGTGATTCCCTTGAAGTATTTGTTCTGAATACCTTCTGAGAATAGTTGTCCAAAAGAATTAACAGATACATCGTTCTTGTTAATCTGGTTTGACATTAGTCTTATCAACTCCAAGACAAAAGCCTTTCTGTCTTCAAAGGTGCTGTTGTCTGATGCTAACTTGTCAGCAATCTTAGACTTGATTGATTCAACACTTTCGTTCTTGCCAACATTTAATCTTAACCCTACAGTCTTTATTTTCTCTACACCATTGGCATCTTTTACTTTCTTCTCTGCTTTAAATTTTGCAGCATCAACCAATGATGTTTTAAGTTGGGTCTCAGAAATCTTAAAGTTTTTGTCAAAAACATTTGATGAAAAGAAATCAACAACTGCGTTAGACATGGTTGTACTAGACAGCAGCTTATCATAAGGAGCTGAAGTTAGGGCCATGTATATCTTGCCATCATTTCTTTTTGATATCTCATTCAATGAGTTGGCTAAAGATGATGCACCATTCTTTGTACTTGCCCAGAATAAATTCTGATCGTGAAACTTAGCAGGGTAGAATATACCACCCTTACCTTCTACGATTGTCTCTCCATTCTTCTGGATTTCACCAGAGAATGCAGCATCAGGCTGGTGTAGTAATATAATCTTACCATTGAACGCACTCAAAGGAACGTCATCATTTATAAAACCATCTCTCCTTAACTTATTGAATGCCTCAGAGTTCTTATCATAGACGAACGTAAGCTTAGAGAACTTATCTGAGAAGTCTGCTTGGAAGAAAGATTCAATGCCTTTAGCTGATTCTTTCTTAGTTTCTACCTTACCAATTGCTGGTTTAACATCTTGACCTTTAGCAATCAAGTCAGATATGTTGATCATAAACTCAAGGATGTTCTCAGGTGTGGCATCCTTCAAGAATATATCTTCCCCAATTATCTCTCTGGCAAACTTGTTGATTACCTCCTTGATTTTCTCAAGTAAACTCTTCTCTTCGCTGCTTAAGTTCTTAGGATCAAATCCTTTAGTAGCAAGTAATCCACCAAGTTCTGATAAGTATTCTTCATAAGATATCTCACCTTTGTATAGGCTTGAGAAGTTATCTAAGTAGTCGGCCACATCGCTGTAACCAGAGTCTCTTAACTGTTTATTTATGGAGTCCCTAAAGCTTTTAAATTTAACAGGGTCATCACCAAATGCATCCCTAAGAACAAGGTGCCAGGTCTCATGAGCAAGCGTACTAGGACGAGCTCTTTTCTTATCTACAATTACTGCGACTGGCTTCCCATCTGCAAACACAGCTCTTCCTTTAGCTCTATTAAATGTATCTGCTATCTTCTGGGCCTCCTTTCTACCAAATACTGGAGTCAACTGCTCGACTATCTGTGTCTTGGCATCTTCAATACCTTCAGCCAATATTACTTTCACATCAGGGAATGATGTACGCAATGTCTCAGATGAAACTCTCATGGCCTCATCTATGTCATCTATTAATTCCTCCTGCTGAGGTGTCAACTTGGCTTCAGCAATCCTCTTCTTAAGGTCCTGAATCTGATTGAACATCTGGTCAGCCTGAGGCTTGTTCTCTTCTGTTATCTCAGCAGGGAAGTTGCTGTACAGCTCAGTAAGCTGTGCCTCTAACGCAGTAACATCTTGAGCTACTGCTTGTTGCCCAGCCTTTAGTATCGTGCCCTTTGCCCCTATATTTAAAGCATAATCAATAGCCTTTCTTTTTGAGTCAATCCCTTTACCTTCTACAATAACATCATCTTCTAATATTAAATTAGCTATTGTTCCTATTGATACACCATTCTCTATAGCGTCATCAATCTGTTGATTTAACTCATCGTTACCTGTATCTAAACTTTCTTTTTTGGCTATAGCGTCTAGAATTTGTAATGAAAAAGAATCAGGGGATGATGCTCTCAGTGAAGCTCTTACCGTGTTCAATTCTTTATCATTTAATACTTTTCTAGAAATAGACTTATAGTCGGTCGCTTGTTCAGTAGCAACCTGAGGTTCTTCCGCAGTTACTACTTCTTGGACTTGACCTTCTTGGGTAGGGACTTCAAGTTCTGCTTGGGGTGCTCCTTCCTCCACTTCTTCGCTAACTCCGGCTGTTGGCTGTACAGGTACTTGACCTGCTGTTTGCTTTTGAATGGCATCGATTTGTTTGTTTAGTATTTCTATTTGTGTTTCATCATCGTTGTCTACTACGATCTTAGATCGTAGTAAACTTTTAGCAGTCATGTTAGCTATCTCCTTGTTGAACTGTTCTTTACTTAAAACCTTTCCACCTATCTGATATCTTGACACACCTTCTCTCTTAGTACCTAGTATAAGGTCTAAGTTTACTTGTTCTTCTTTAGGCTTTACCTTCTTGTCCTCAGACAAACTAGCAATCTCTTCATTGATAGCTCTTATCTTAGGGGCATTGACTTCTCTTCTATTCTGAGTAGAAGTCAACTCTTGTCTAGCCGCAAGAAGCTCCATCATTCTGGCTTCTACCTTTGATGTATTCCCAGTAAGCCTACTAACAGAACCTACAGACAATAGGTCTCTGGCCTCTCTTCTTAGGCCAACATTCTGTTGGATCCTCTGATTAACATCAGCATCAATCTTACCAAGCTGCTGCATGTTGTTAGCCCAATTAGATATTCTATCATCACTAACTCTCTGAGATGCTAGTGTACCAATATCTGTAAGCTCAAGAGCAAGCAAAGCACTTGTTTGGTTTCTAGAATCTAAATACATATTTAGACCCATCATAGATGTATTGTTTCCTATACCACCTAATCCTTCGTAAGCAATCTCTTTTAAGTTAACTTCTTGTCCAGCAGTTTTTTGAGCAGCTAGTTCTCCTGTCATCTCAAAAGCAGGATCTACCAACACACGTTCGGCTGCCAATGCTCCAACTCTTGTTGTAGTAGGAGCAATCTTACTTACCTTAAATATTTTTCCTGCCAGACCAGCAGATAAGTAATCGACAATGGCAATTGGAATACCTCTCTTTAAACCACGCTCACCACCTTCAGACCAAACTGTTTCATCCTCCAAAGCTTTCTCAACTTGAAGTGGATCGGTGATGTCGTAGCCTTTCTCCTTCATTACATCAAGTATTGAGTTGGTGTATTCAAGAGCAAAGAATGATGCAGACATACCTGTCCTAACACCATATCCCAAACCAGTACCTGCACCTGCGATTGCACCAGGAACTCCTCCAGTTGATGCACCTATAGCAGTACCAGTTGCCACACCAGTCGCAGCAAATGATGGTATAATATAACTACCATACGGAAGAATTTGAGTGAATGAGGATGCAGTAAAAGTAGCTATAGCCTCTAATGGATCTGACATTAAAGTCTTTAAAAATTCACCATCTCTAGATAGGTTAAGTCTTGTTAGTACACGAGACTGCTTACCACTAAGATTGCTAGATGCTTCAGCTATCTTTGCTGCTATATCCTTCTTGTCTGAATTTATGTCAACATCTTTTATACCAAGAGTTGTCAATAATATTTGTTCAGCAGCTCTTCCATTTTCTAACGCATCTGCTAGTGCTGTCTTAAAACCTGAAAAGTTTTCCTCGTACTCCTCAGTAGCAGCTTTATTCCACTTAGCATCGTAGTATGTCTTTGCAACCTCGAACTTATTGGCAGCATCTTTTCCTACAGCTATTAACTCCTTAGTTTTAAGAACTAAATCGTTTATTGTTTTTGCATCCTGACTTGTCTTTGGTACTACTGTATAAAGTTTCTCAATGGGTACACCATACAAATTCATGGACATAAGATTGACCTGCTCAAGCTCAGAATTTGCTTCATTGTTTTGCTTAATAGCCTGAGCCTGAATCTCCTTTTGCTTCTTGTCCAAGACAATATCAAACTCTTCACGTGTCTTCTGAACTGGCCCATCATTTATACCAAGAAACTCAACATCGAACACCTGCTCTAGTAGTTGGTCCTTCTGAGCTATAGTCTTGTCTAGTCTTCCCTCAAGTTCTTTCTCACTATATAGTGGTCTCCCATCTTTAGCAAAGTATTGAGGGTACTTTAATTTTTCTTCTGGAGCAATATAGTCTCTATCAAGAACTTTCTCAAGAAACTCAACCTCATCCTGCAATGCAGTATAGTTCTCAAACTTTTTCTTCTCTGTGTAGTAGTCAAGACCTTTAGACTTGTATAGCCTTTGTCCTTCTATGTCAAATGCATTTACATTCTTCCAGTCACCCTCAGCAAATTTCTGAGCATCAGCTTCGTTGTCAAACTCAAAGACTTCACCACGAGATCTGGCCTCTTTAAGAGCTTCATCAAATGGTAGGTCTAACCAATCCTTCTTTTCTGATGAGTAATCAAAAGGGTTCTTTGGGAATAGCGTAGGGATTACAAAGTGTTTGCCATCCTGTTCAAATGAAGTAAACTTTACAGTGGACTCAGTGCCATCGTCATTCTTCATACCAAGTTCACGTAAGCTTTGAGCTCTTATCGCCTTGGTAATGTAGTCCTCATCCTTATAATTATAAGCGGGCTGAGAATTACTAGATATAAATTTTCTAAGCTTCTCTGATTCCTCTATCTCTGTAGATTCAAGGAATGGATCTAGGTCAATCTCAATGGATTTTTTACCATCGATAGTGCGTGCTATCACAGCATCTCCTGCACCAGTTGGCTCAAAGTGAAATCCAAACTTGGAGAAGTTCTTATTTAAAAAGTCTGTTACTTCAGACTCTTCCTTATCTATTAGGTCCTTATTAATCTGTGTGATAAGAGACCCTAGTTCTGGATTCTGAAGGGCAATAATATTTTGCTGCTTGAACAACTCTTGTTGCTCAGCCTCCTTAAGTTTCTCTATGTTCTGAGCCTCATTCTTAAGTCTCTGAGTCTCTCGTATATACTTTTTGTTTTCTTCTACCTCAAGAGTTTGAGTCTTAGGTAGCCTAGGTACAGCAGTAACATCCTGAGAGGCCACTGGTCTATCAAGTGGTGATGGCTCAGGTCGAGGCTGCTTAGTTAGTAGTTTTGGATCTACATCAACAGCAAGACTACTAAGATCTCTATCCTGAGGTCTTTGAAACTGTGGCTGCCCCTGATTTAATAGACCAGTTCTTGGATCAAATCTCCCAAAGGCCGAAGAACCAAGTACCGAAGACGATACCGTATCTTCTTTTTTTTTAAAAGGAACGACAGGCTGTGAAGACTGAGTATTAAATGTACTGTCTACACTTGAAACCCAATTAGTTAATCTGCCTGCATAATCCTGATCCTGCATCTTGCTTCTGAATAAATCAAAAGAAACCTTCTGCCGATAAGAAGGATCATTTTTTACTACTGCTCCGTACAGGTCTTGTAAATATTTCTCGTCCATTTTATATTAGTTAACTGGTGCTGCTAATTTCTGTGCTTTGGATTGAGTTAACTTTGCAGTTACCCAATCAATAAGTTTCTGTCTATCTGCTGGTTCTGTACTATTGATTAGTAAAGGAACTGTTTCTCCAGAAGCTAATACTTCCATAGAATTAGCAAATGGGCCACCAGTATCTGTCACAGTAAACCCAGCCTTGCCCAATATAGTCTGAAGAGCAGGTGCAGTCTTGGCTGAACTTTGATTAAATAAGTCAGCAGTTATACCTGCATTCAATGCCTCAGTAGCTTGTGGTATGAAGTCTTCCTCTCCTTGATATGTAGTACCAATTTGTGTAGACCAGTCGCCTATGTCAAAGAATGTTTTGCCAGAAGCAGCCTGCTGTAATTTTCTCTTATCGGTCTCTCCTGTCACCTCAGCTCCAATAGCTGCCCATGCATCTGGAGATATTGGTGTACCATTAGCATATCTAAATATAACTGGTACAGTATTATATGCTGGGTCTACATTTATAAATTGAATTGTTTGATTACCTGCTTGATCTTTAGCAAACTTAATATCATTTACACCATTATCTTTTGCTGCTTCAGTAGAAAGTAATGCACTTTTTGCTGTGGCCTTGTCCATTACATTGGCAGCAGAGTAAACATCCATCCATAGAGAAACAGCATTTGCTTGAGGTCTTGGGCCACTTCCACCTCCTGATACCACTTGTCTTTGTTGGAGAGTGTATGGATTCAATTTCTGTTCGTAAGCAATCTTCTGTTTAGTTTCTCCAATCAAATAATCTAAAGCAGATTTTTTTTGTTCATCTGTATAAATAGGATTAGCCATTCCAGATACCGGATCTCTCTCTAAAAATATAACATTAGCTCCAGACTTATCAGTAAAAGAGTAAGTATATTCTTTCCCATTTTCATGAGTACCAATGTCATTTGTAAGAACTGAACTTAGATTGTATGGATTTTCTAAGTATGATTTTGCCTTGGTCTCAAGATATTTTTCTGCTCCAGGTCGTGCTAAAGCATCAGCGGTGGTGGTAATAATACCATTTAAAGCATCCTCTTTTTTTGTTGCTACAATGTATTGATTCATCCCACCTGAAATTTCATCTGTAGCCTTGGTTGAGTCAAAGTAATCGTATTGAGCTTTGATCCTGTTCCTTAAATAGTTTACAGTTTCTACCTGATCAGTAAGTCTTAGTACCCCTTGGTTGTTAGGGTCTGGTTCCATGATGCCAATACTAACACTAAAGTCTGTTGGGTTAATAAGTGGCTTTGACTTTGTGAAGTTAGCAAATCCTTCAGCTGTTTCCATAAGGAAAACTTCTAGGTCTTGGGATCTAGTTGCTGGGTCCGCACTCTTCAATCTATCCATCTTTAACTTAAACTCTTCTTGGTATTCTTTAGATAGATTAAACAACTGAGAAGTTCCATCGTTTAGATTCTGTCTCATTATAGTATAATCTTTCACACTAAGACCACCTGACTTAAGTAGTCTATCCTGAAGTAGTCTTGCTTGCTGTGCATCACTAGCGTATGCCAACGTCCATGCATTTGCACCTATGTGCTCTCCTGTCGGAGCGTTAGCTAACTGCTCTCCATATTCTCTTGATGCTTTGTCAATGGCTGCCTTCTTC